AGAGTGGTTTAATGAACGTGTCGCCGGAATCCCGAGTCCTCCGAGTGGATTGGTGCATCCGTCATTCAATGTAAACGTTCATGTGAGAGAAGTTGAGTATGACCCAGACGAGATTGTGTATCTTGCAGTTGACCCGGGGTACTCAAGGATGACCGAAAGTGCGTATGCCGTTGAGGTGTGCCACATAATCGATGGGCAGGTGCAGGTATTTGACGAAATTTACGAGAGAGAATTGATTGCTTCCGACATTATCGAGGTAGCCAAGAAAAGATTTTGGTGGAATAACACGGATAAGTTTGGCGTGATTGACGTTGCAGGAAATGCACACGCTGGAGCCATGCCATCAAACACTGAGATATGGTTCAAAGAAGCGAATATAATTATGCAAAGTCAGCCCGTAAAGATTATTGACGGTATTGAGAGAATGAACAGTATGCTCAAGCCAGACCCAATAGACATGGAGCCCGGAATAGTCATTGACCCTACTTGCAAAGGACTGATTTCTGAACTTGGAGGAGGACCAAATCCGTTTGACGGACAGGTCAGAGTTTACAGTTGGCAGATGAACCGAGAAGGTGGGGTAGTTGGAAATGTTCCAAGAGACAAGTATAATCATGCTGTAAAGGCATTAACTTATCTGATGGTAAATCAGTTTGGATATGCCGGTAATGAAAACTATTCAAGGGAGATTATCCCAGTGACGAGATTTAGATAATGGCTAGAAAAACACAAGACGAAATAGTTGGCGATGTTTTAAATAAAATAGAAACACTATTTGACCAAGACCAACCTTTACATGACAGAATGGACATGGATTACTCCTCATGGAGATTAACTCACTTTGTCCCAGACGAAGAAGAAGGTGTCGACCCAGAAGATGCTTACACAACTAACTCACTAAGAACATTAGCAGACAAGATAGAAAGTTTTATTTCTGGTTCTGAGCAAGTTGTAAGAGTGCACAATGATGCTGCAGACGAACAGAAACGTGCTGCAAATGACAACTTAGAAAGATTAGTCATTGGAATGCACAGGCAAATAAACAAGAGATTGCAAAGAAAAGGTGAGCCTTTGCTTGTATCTCAGCTTGCTTGGTACTCTACGGTACGAGGTGGTAGGATAGCAGCGAGGTCACTGCTCAGAAAAAGACCAAACGGTGATACTTTTGCAGAGATAAAACCACTAGACCCAAGACATTTGGTTGTCCAGTACGGAGAAGAAGAACCAATCTTTGCAGCCTACAGAATGACTCAAACAAGGTCAGAGATAAGAGACACCTACAAGAATTTTAAATTTTACGATGTAACGCTTGACGATGGTCACGAAGTAGAGTTTGTTTACGACTGTTACGAAAGACAGATTGTAAACGGTGAAGTCAAATACATGAACTATGTAATTATTGATGACCATTATGCCAAGAAACCTGCAGACACTTTTGCAATGATGTTCCCGATATGTACTGTTCCTGTTGGGAGTGTACCCTTACTTGCTACATCTGACACAGGAATGCGACAGATTGATAGTATGGCAGACATTGAAGACCCAATTAAAGACTTCTCAGAATCAATTTTTGCTCCTAACAGGGACATCATTAAGTTTAAAAACAGAGTTTTCTCGTACAGGATGGCACTTGCTGCAAGAGCAGTAGACCAAGCCTACAAGGTTTCATCGTTAGACGGAACTAAGGCATTGGAAGACAACCCGTCAAAGAAGGGGTCACAAATAAATGTGTCAACTCAAAACCAAGAAGACGTACAGCCACTACCGTTGTCACAATCACCAAGAGATGCAGACGTATTGCTTGGTGCAATTAATGACGATGAAGTAGACGGTGGATTACCACCACAGGCTTTTGGAATATTGCAAGCACCAATATCTGGTTATGCAATGAGACAGCTTGGAACTAACATAGAACAGAAAGTTATTCCAAGACTTACAGCAGTTCAGAACTTACTTGAGATGTCTTTTGAACATTTGATTATGATGTACGAAACTAAATCGTACAAGGCGTTGAATGTATCGGGTAAAACATACGCAAAGATGCCTTTTGATGGACCGATAAAACCAGATGACATAAAAAACCACGGTGATTTAACATTTACTTTACTGCCTGCACTACCAGAAGATGATATGCAAAGATATTCAATTGCACAGATGGCAACTCAACCTACAGCAACTGGTGAGTCGCTTGTGTCAATGGACTTTGCAAGAGATAGAATCTTAAGAATGCAAGATGCAGATTTAGAAAGACAAAGAATATACGAACAGATTGCAAGAACATCGACACCGATTATGCAGTTAGTTCAGCTTTACACTGCAGCAATGAAGAGTGGTGATGAGCAAATGGCTCAACATTACTTGCAAGAAATTAAAATTGCTGAAGAACAAAAACAGATGCAGGAACTTGCACAACGTATGACATTTATGCAACAATATGGACAGATGCAGCAACCAATGGCACCCCCTCAGCAGGGAGCCCCTACATCGAATGGAGTAAGACCAGAGGTCATGCCTAATGCAGCCATGGGAGGCATACCGAATACTCCATCACCTAACCAAGGCAATAACACGGCAGCACCCAGACCCGGAGCCCAAAGTGAAAGAACTCAATTACTTAGAAGTATAGGATTAGAAGAAGAATGAGATTTTACCCGATAACAATAAGAACCCCTCAAGGGACAACTCAAACCTTTTTTGTTCGTGCTGGTTCTGAAGCTGAAGCAAGGTCTGAAGCTGAAAGATTGTATGGTGGACAACTAGGTACTGGAGAAAACCAAACTCAAATCGTAACGATTGGAGACCCACAAGATGAAATACCAACCGGTCAAACCGGTAGAGGTCCACTTGGAATCATGGAACCCGGTGGTGATGTAACAAGATTAGGTGCAGATATTGGTGGAATACCTGAAGAAAGCATCCGTGGTGAAAGTGGAATGTTTCAAAGAGCATTCAATGAGTTGTTTCCAAATGTGCCTACAGCATTTAACAGAACAATAAGAGGTCAATTTTTTTCTCCACTTTTAGCAGTTGGTGATGTAGCATCAGCATTAGGGAGAGGTTTTGGTGGTTCAATAGGAGCACTTCGTAATGTTGGACCAGAAAACGTTTATAGTACAGCAAGAAATTTATTTTCTGAATTAGTGCCTTTATCAAGAGACCCTAACCAAGGTCAGTTTAGTGAAGATATAAGAAACTTGGTTAATCCACAAGTTACTGTAGATGATGCTGGTAGATTTACACTAGGTGCTGGTGCACAACAAGCATTTAATCTTGCAAGAGCAGGTGCAGCAGATAGGCTTGGTAGATTTACTGCTGGTAGACTTGTTCCGGGTAATTTTAATCAAATACAAGATGAATTTGCTGCTTCTGATTTACTACCACAACAAGGTGGATATTTACAATTCTTACAAAATAGATTTGGACTTTAGGAGGCTGTAAATGGTAATGGGACAAAACCCATTTAGTGATTTCTTTGAGAAAGATGCTTTCGGAAGACAAGCTGCTTTTGGTGGTATGTTGCCAATGGGTGGCACATTTAATCAAGAAAACTTTTTTAGAAATCTTTACAAACCTGTATTTACAGATTACTTAGGTGCTGTTGGTAGAGCAGGTATGCAAGGAACTAAACCACCAGACTTTACAGAGTTCTTACAAGGAATAGATTTTAGTCAAAGATTTAGAGATGCACCCATGAGTGTTACAGGAACAGGTACCAGAGGTATTACATCTCAGGGTAGATTCTTCTATGGAAGGTAAGAATGACATTTCAAAACTTTCAACAAGAAGACGAGTATCTAAATAGAGTTGCAAAAGAGGCTATTGGTCCAGATGTAAAAGTAAAAGATTCCGGATTATTTAGACAATTTATTAATTTTGTTGGCGATACTTATGGTTCTTTTACAGGAGGAATCACCCGGCAAAACCAACCTTTAGATGATGGTTCTAAAGAATTTATTGGTCCGGGTGGATACATTGACCCACAAGTTACAGGCGAAAGATTTAGAGAAACTGGAGCAGCACTTGCATCATTATTATCAAGAGGCACATTAGGTGATGAAATATTTGGTGTTCCAGTTGAAATGGGTAATTTATTTCAAGGTCCAATAGATGTTCAGGATGCAAGAGATTTTGGTGCTAAGTTTGGCACTGAAATACCAGAGGCTATACCTTTTGTTGGTGGGCAAACACCAGCAGAACTTGCATTTGGAACTGGAGCAAGTCTTCTTAATTTACCAGACATAGCATTGACAGGATTAACTGCAGGTGCAGGACCAACAATATTAAGAAGTCTTGGAGGCACAGGTGCAGGAAGCAGAATTGCAAGAACATTTTTAGAACCTGTTGCAGGTGGACCATTTCAAAGAAGATTAGCAGCAGAAACTGCAATTCAAGCACCAACACTGGCAACAATATCAGGTACAGAACAAAGACAACTAGAAGGTATTGCACAACCATTTGAAAATACATTTTCTGCTTTAGCAGCAGGTGTTATACCAACTGCAGGAGGTGTTGCTGCACTAAGTAGACGAAATCTTAATCCAAGAATTTTTCCTGAACCCCCAGTTGAAGCACCAAGTGTTTTGAGGCAACAACAATTAGAAGGTGAACCAAGAGAAGAATTTTTAAGAGAAAGTTTATTTCCTGACTTTACAACTGCACCAAGTGCACAAACTCGACAAATATTTATATCGCCAAATGTTGAAGGCACAACAAGGCAACCTGCAACAAGATTATTTCCACAACAATTTGTAGACCAAAGTAATCAATTAAAAACAACACTTGAAAATGAAGGTGCTACAGCAAGAAACGAAGTATATACGAAATTATCAGCATTAAATGCAAATGCTGCACAATTCTTAAGTGAGCAAAATAGAAACTTACAAAACTTAGAACTCGGTTACTCTCCTGCAAATTTTAGAATGTCTATTGGTAGTTATTTTGGAACACCAGAACCAAGTATAAGAACAACAATTGAAAACCCAGCAAACTCTGAATTGTCTGTTGCAAGAATAGTTGACATAGGTGACAAAGACCTTAAACAAGATGCAATAATTATTGTTGATAATATAACTTCATCAGAATTACAACCAAGAACAGTAACAGACAGATTTGGCACAGAAATATTTTCAGAAAGAGATAATTTAAGAAATCTTACTTTTGGTGAAACAATTGAGCCCGGTGTCACAAGAGATATAGCTTTTAGAATAAACTTTTCAGGCAGATTAAATGATGAAGATATTGCAGCAATTGATGCTTTAGCAAGACAGTTTGAATTGCCCGGATTTAGTGTCGGTGCAAACTATCAAAGTATTGACTACAACACTTTAAGAGCATATAATCCAGACTATATTAATGAAATAAGAAAATTGGAGGAATTTGGACAAGAAATCAATAACTACTTTCGGAGACTTGGAAGACCTATTCTTGGAACTGAGGAATTCTCGCCGACAAAAGCAAGGCTTATCTCCAGAGAACCGTCAGATTTTAGTCAGTCGTACACCGAGTACAGAAATAACAATGCTAACAGGCTTGAGCAAATCCTCGAAAGCCAAGGAATCAAACAAGGACTAAATCAAGACGGCTCAATAGACTTTGAAGCCATTAGACTTGCACGACCACAAACCCCTGAACAATTAGCACAACCAATTGATTTGGGTGCATTTGGGCAAAATCAAAGAAAATTAATCGTTGGTGGTGATGGCACGGATATCCCTGAAGATATATTTAAAAACTTACCAAAGAATTTAATTGATGATAAAGAATTTGTATTTAGACTTCAATATGTTACCGATGCAGAAAAAGAGTTCTTACGACCATTCTTAGATAGAGCAAATGCTCGTGCAAGAAGAGGTGAGGCAAGAGTTCTTACTGAAAGTGAGATTGGTTTTGTTAAGAGAAGATTTCTAGCAAGAACAAACAGCAGAATCAATGAAGACTTTAGACCATGGGAAACTGGCAACGTACAACCCGAAAGAAGAGTAACACCACAAGAGATTGGTAACTTCTTACAAGATGTTGCAATGTTTATACCAAACACAATTGCTAGAACTAGATTTCTTGAGTCATTTGTAAAACTAGCAGACAGAGTTCCTAAACTTACTGACATAGATATTAAAAGACTAAGAAGGTTCTTTGGTAAAGACAATAAAATGGTTGATGGGGCAGAACAAATAGTAAATGACCCACGAGCAGCAAAACCAAAGATAGATAGAGGTCTATGGAATAACTCAGTGTTTCTTGCAAAAGCAATTAGAGGTACATTAGATTTTGGTGCAGTTCTAAGACAAAACGCAATATATACAGTATCAAGACCATTTACTACTGCTAAGTCTTTTGGGCAAGCATTAAAAGCAGCTTTGAGTGACGATGCAGTTTTAAGAAACGAGCAACTACTTGAGCAAAACCCAAACTATAATAAGTTAATTGAGTCTGGAATGCGTTGGAACAAGACCGGACAAGATGTTGCTGCTGATAGAAGAGCAGAAGCATTCATGTCAGACTTTATTGAAAAGCTACCAAAGGCATCAGTTATTGGACCTATACTTAGAGCATCTGCTAGATTCCATACACACTTTTTAAATAACATGAGGTTTAATGTAGCAAACCAAATGTTAAGTCAAAGACGACTTAGAAAAGCAACATCACAAGCAGAGATTGATGATTTATACAGACAAGTTTCAGAAATAGTAAATATCTTTACTGGAGAAGCTGATTTAAAAACAATACCAATAGCAGGTAAAAAGAAAGTTATTAGAGATGTAATGTATCAAACAATGTGGGCACCAAGGCTTTGGTGGTCAAGAATATATTTACCAATATCAATATTAAAAAACCCAATCGTTAGAAATGAAGCAGCACTTGACTTAGCAAAATTTATTGCTGTAGGTGGAGGTATATTAACACTTGCAAACATGGACCCAGATATAAGAGTAAATTATCGTAAAGGTGAGATAGCATTTGAAGATGGAACTAAATTTAAAATATGGGGTGGATTTGAACAATTTATAAACTATGCTTTTGATTTAGCAAGAGACTACAAAACAAGTAGCACTGGTACTTACTATAAAGTTGGTGACATGGGCAATCTTGCAAATAGATGGTGGAAACAAACATCACAATATATGAGAGGTAAAGCAAACCCTGTCTTAGGAGAATTAATTGACCATATATCTGGAGAAGATTTTTTTGGTGAAGATGCTTATGACAGATATAAAATTGAAAACTGGAAATCAATTAGTTCAAAAAACCCTGCAATACAATCATTAGCACCGTTAGTTCTTGCTGAGATAGTTGAACTTATTGAAAATACAGATGACCCATACATGATAGCAACTGGTGCTGCAGGTGCTATGTTTGGTGTAAACGTTAACTCATACACAAACAAAGAAGATGCAGCGTTAGATGTTTATAACAAAAGATATGTTGAGTTAGAACCTTTTGAACAAAGAGTAACAAATTTACATTATTATGCAGAAGATACAACTAGGTCTGTTCCTGAAAGCTATAAATCTTTAAGTAATATGCAAGTAAAAATGAAAGCAATCTTTGGTACTTACAATAATAATAGTGACAGAATTAGAGCATACTATGATGCAAAAGCAGAGTCTTCTAAGGAAAGAAGAGCAATCGCACAAGAAGAAGGTTTTGATTATGACGACCCGTTTTACAAGAATCAAATAAGAAATGCAGGTACTGATGCTGAACGAGCAGCACTTGAAACTTATTACTCATTGATGGAGCAGACTACTACAGAAGATGGACTGTTTCTTTATGATGATTTTAACAGAGCAAGAGATACATTTTTGAGAGGACTGACAAAAGCAGAAAGGTCATACATATCACGAAATACTAATTTTCATGCTGAAACAATACCTCAAGAACTATTTAGAATACTCCCCGGCAGTGAAAGAAAAAAACTATTAGATTCAATCAATGAACGTGCAAAATTAGACAGATTAACCTTGCAACCAATTGACCAACAAATAAAAGATAGTTTTGAATCTCTGGCAGATAAGATTGAAAGCCAAGAAGATTAGATATACAATGTAACCAAAATTAAATATTTTAGGAGTTGTAATGGTAACAGACAAACAACCTGAGAATTCAACATCTCCTGACTCGCAGCCAGAAATTTCTGAGCCTGCTGAAACTACTTCAGGCGTTGTAGACAATACTGACCCTGCTGTGAACGAACAACTACAGCAACAAGGATTGATACAAAATGGAGCAGAGCAAGCAGAACCTACAGGAACTTCAGAGCCCGAATCAGTCGGTGCAGAACTACCTCAAAGCGTTGAGCCAACAACGAGTGTTGAAGACTCTCGTTCTTATTCGCAAGATGAATGGAGGAAAGCACAATCATCTTACGATAAACAAATAGCAGACTTGCAAAAGTCCCAACAGGACTTGCAGGCACAATTGCAACTGAGTCAATCAGAAGCAACGATAGAAGCTAAGAGAAGAGAACTTCAACAGCAGTATGAGATGCAAGGATATGCTCCTGAGCAGGCACAACAACTTTCTACACAAGCTGCATCACAAGAGAGGCAAATGCTTCAGATACAGCAGGAGAAAGATAGACTGCTTGCACAACAGCAGCAATTATCTCAATCATCAGAACATACTGCAAAGGTAGCAACGGCAAGGCAATTGCTTTTGGAGAAGGGCATTAAGCCCGAACAGAAAGTAGGCAAGAGCACAGCTTATGATGTGTTAATGTCAACTGTCGACCCAACTGCAATGCAGTCAATGGCTGAAAGTATTGCTGACTTAACAGTCCAGCAGCAACGTGTACTTGATGCACAGCAGAGCAAGGTACCGAGTACGGGACCTTCGCAGGAACTTCAGTCAGGACAGCCTTCGCCTGCAGCACCATTAAATGAGAAAACTTTAATGGAACGCTACTTAGCAGGTGACAATGACCCGAAGGTTATTGAATATGCAAGAAGAGTAGCTTCCGGTGACATATAGGAGATAAACGAATATGGCAACCACAGCAACTACTGGGAATTTAGAAAATGCCCAGAACATAATAATTACTGCTGCTAGGTTTACTGAAGAGCACAATGCTCCTGCTATGGCTTTGATTGAGCAAATGAATTTGCCAAAAGGGGCTAAACAGGTAACTGTGCCAAAAGTAGGTCAAATGACTATTTCTGATTTACAAGACGGATTCGACATTGTTGATGACGAAGAAATCGGAATGACAACTGTAGACCTCACTGCTTCAGAAGTCGGAGCAAAAGTAGTTTTGACAGATAAATTAATCAGGCAATCTGCAAACAACATTTTTTCAATTGTAGGTAGACAGCTTGGTGATGCAATGGCAAGAAAAAAGGACACTGATGTCCACGCATTGTACTCAGGATTAAACGGTGGTACTACTTTTGGTGCTGCTGGTGCAACAATGAGTCTTGCAAACATAGCAGGTGCAATCGCAAATGCTAAAGGACAAAAGTTTGGTTCGCAGATTTACATCTTGCAACACCCTTTTGCAACCTTTGACATTGCTAACACAGCAGTAACAGCAACAGGTGCAGCAGCCGGTATTCCGGATGGATTTGCAACTGACTTGTTAAATAACTTCTTCTCAAACATTAGACCACTTAACGGTGTTCCAATCTTTGAAGATGGTAACTTGTCAGTTGACTCATCTGATGATGCAGTTGGAGTTATTGCAGACAAATCAGCACTAGGTGTACTTAAATCAGTAGACACTAGAACTGAAAGACAAAGAGATGCTTCAATGAGAGCAACTGAAATTATAATTACAGCAGACTACGGTGTGTTTGAAATTGATGATTCAAAGGGTGCACCTTTGACATTTGATGCTTCAGCCCCTGCATCTGGTGCGTAAACATTAGGAGAATAGATGGATACTAGAGAACGTGCAGAAAAGAGACAAGAGTTAATAGCTTCGGGCTATGCTTGGGACATGATTGATAACTGGCAATCTAAAACAGATTTGTTCTGGCACATCGATAAAAAGAATGCTACTGGAGGAATAGGTTTTAAAAAAGGCACAGTGATTAAGAATGTACCGGGGACACCTGACTACTTACTTAAGATGGCTCGTAAAGGTGCGTACTCCTATCCACCTACTACTAATTGTGAATGCAATCATTGTAGTTACGAAAGAAAAAAAGAAGAGGCAGTGGATGTAACCATTGACCGAGTTCCTGCCTCTTCTTCAAATAAACAAATATCGGTTGATGACGGGGTGTATAATAAACCCGAGGAAAAACAGGAGATAATATAATGTCATTTCCACAAACAATTATGGGTAAACCGGGATGGGAGAAGCAAACTTCTACATCTCAAAAACATAAATTAGGAACACCAATGCAAGTTGGTGAAAGAACCTTTAGATACGTTGAAGCTGGTGAAGCTATCGTTGCTGGAAACCTTACTATGGGTAAAGCAGGAACAGCAGCACACCAAGTTGACTTGGCTGTTGAAGCAGCATCAGTAGGTGATACAACTATCACACTATCTGGTTCGCTTACAATAACTGAAGACTTATACAAAGATGGATACTTAATCTTCAATGACGTTGGAGAAGAAGGTCATTTTTACAAAGTAAAAGGTAACACTGCTGTATCTTCAGCAACAGGTTGTGTAGTTACAATCGATGAAGAAGATGGTCTAGTAACTGCGATTACTACATCACAGCAAGTAGGACTTTACGAAAATCCTTACAAGGATATAGAAAAACATGATGGTAGCGATATTGACCACGCACCACTCGGATGGACTTGTGTTGACATAGCATCAGGTTCATACGGTTGGATTTGCGTAAGTGGATTCACTGCTGCATTAATTGAAGGAACTCCGGGAGCAGGATTACCATTAGTTGCATCTAACAGTGCAGATGGTTCTGTTGAAATCTTAGATTCTGATGATGATGCAGAAGGAACTATCGTTGCATACATGGGTCCAATCGCTGGTGTTAACGGTGAGTACGGACTTATCAAAGCAAACTTAGAATAACATCTAATGGCATAAGTGGGAGGATTGTTTCCTTTCGGTTCTCCCACTTTCTTAAATTATGGTTACAGAATATAACGGAAACATAGATGGACTTTGGACCCCACAGGGTTCAGTTGTAACTCGTGTCGTAGACTTAGGTGGAGACACAGGTGCAAAAGTTTATCATTTCAAGGTTAAAGACCCTGTAACCGGTAAACTCTTTGAACTAAGGGTGCTTGGAGACGACACTCATAGTAAAGCAGAGATAGAAGACTTAGCAGGTAATGCTTATGAAAAATGGCTTTTAGATATGAGAGCAAAAGAACATAAGAGAAAACCTACAGCAGAGGAAAAAAAAGAAATTGGTAAAATCATCCGTGAGATGAAAGAATATTGGAAGAAGAGGAATGAGTCTTCAACTGGTAAATTATATTTTGAAGGAGCCAAATGACATTACAACAAGTACATGATAGTTTAAATATCCACAGTGCATCCATTCCTTTTTATTTGGAAACAAGTTTTAGTGCTGATGATACAGACAATCATGATTTTATTTTTAGTGGGAACGGAAAATCCGTTCAAACAATTCATGTAAACAATGCAAGCAATCAGACTGCAACTATAACTTTATACGGTTGTCAGGCATCTGATTCAACTGTCGGTTCCACAACTGCAGTTCAGATAGGTTCGTTTACAGTAGCAGCAACAAGTGGAGGCTATGAATGTTGTAGTGACCCATTTCCGTATTACATTGTAAGGATTGCTTACAGTTCTACACCAGATGGTTCAACTACTAAATTATTTATAAACACAGGGGTGGATTAAATGTTAGGAGTAAAAGCTGCCAGTCTTGGCAAGATGGGGTCGCACACACTTGATGGTGCTTCTCATACAGATGTAACAAGTATGTCTGAGGCTAAAGGTGATATTTTAGTCTACACAGGCAGCACTTGGGATAAATTAGCAATAGGTACCAACAATAAAATACTTATTGCAGACTCAAGCACATCAACAGGTTTAGCTTGGGCAGAAGATATTACGATTGGTGGTGACCTAACAGTATCTGGTGACACAATCACGGCAAACGTTGCAACCATTCAGGTTGAAGACAAGAACATGGAGTTGAACAAAGTTGGTTCTCCTAGTGATTCTAATGCTGATGGTGGTGGTCTAACGATAAAAGGTACCTCTGATAAAACAATTACATTTACAAACGCTACTGGTGACTTTGATTTTTCAGAAAACGTAGATATAGCCAGTGGTAAAACATTTAAAGTAGCCGGCACTACAGTTCTATCAAACAATACTTTAGGTAGTGGAGTTACATCTTCATCACTAACAGAACTTGGAACAATAACTACAGGTGTTTGGAACGGTACTGCAATAGGTTTAGCTTATGGTGGTACAGGACTTGTTGGTGCTACAGACGGTAAAATAGTTGTAGCAGACGGCTCTGGTGCTCCAGTAGCAGTTCAAGCTATGACTGCTAACGATGGTACTTTTAAACACGAAGTAGGTGGTATTGAGGCAGATATATCAGCAATAGCCAAAGGTGGATTAGTTGCTGGTTCTGGTAGTGGTTCAATGGCAATTAGAACTGTTGGAAGCAACGACCATGTACTTACTGCAGACAGCAGTGAAGCTACTGGTATGAAATGGGCAGCAGCAGCATCAGGTGCAGTAACTGCACTAAACAATGCTACAGCAAACGAATTAGTTACAGTTGGTTCTACAACAACAGAATTAGATGCAGAAGCTAACCTTACATTTGATGGCTCAGGAGACCTTGAGATAGGTGCTGGTTCATCTGGTGACCCTAGAATTACGTTTGACATAAACAGCACAGACGAATGGACTGTGGGTGTTGATGACAGTGATAGTGATAAATTTAAAATAGACACTGGTGCTGCAGTAGGTGGAGCAACTAAATTTAGTTTAGATAGTTCTGGTAATGCAGTTATCGCTGGTGCTCTTACTTTAGGTTCAACCTCTTTTGCAAACTCTGACGGAGTTCTTCAAGTAGCAGGTCAAACAAACATTACATCATTAGGAACACTTACTGCTTTGACAGTTGACGACATTGGTTTAGATAGTAAGACAGTTACAATGACTGGTTCTTCTGGTGACACAGCAACATTAGTAGTTGCAGCAAATGGTGCATTCTCAATAAATACTAACGATGCTTCTGCATCAGCAGCACATCTTACAGTAGATATTGACGGTGATATAACATTTGATGCACACACAGGTATATTTAAGTTCTTTGATGCTGGCAGTGAAGTATTTAGAATCACTGAAAGTGGTTCTGGCGACATTACCATGAAAGTAGAAACAAATGAAAAAGACCTTATCTTTACAGACAATGGTGATAATGAAGGCTTTAGAATACTAGACAATGCAGCAGGTGTTAAAGTTGCAGGTACCATAGAACTAGGTCATGCTTCAGATACTACAATAGCAAGAGCAAGTTCGGGTGCTATTACAGTTGAAGGCACTGCAGTATTACTTGCAGGTGCACAAACAGGGATTACCACAATATTAAACACAAGCACTAAAGTTGGTAGAGATGCACACAATTTAATTGATTTTACTACTGATGATACAATTGCATTACGACTGAACAACAATGATGTTTTGAGTTTTACTGAATCATCTTCAGATGTAATTATCAAACCACTTCAAGATTCAAAAGATATAGTATTCCAACAGTACGATGGAACTGAAGTAGCAAGAGTAGAGGACAATGGAACATTTAATATAGTAACTGACAAGTTAGCAATCAATGGAACAGCAGTTACATCAACAGCAGCAGAGCTAAACATACTTGATGGAGTAACCTCTACTGCAACTGAATTAAATATTTTAGATGGTGTAACGGCTTCTGCTACTGAATTAAATATCTTAGATGATGCTACCGTTACTACAGCAGAACTAAATTTACTAGATGGTGGTACATCAGTTGGTGGTTCTATTACAGTTGGGGATTCTGATGGATTTATTGTAAATGATGGTGGAACAATGAAAACTATCCCTGCATCAGATGTAAAGACTTACGCAGGTGGTAGTGGTGGTGCTTATTCCCTTATATCTAGCACTAACTTTGGTGCAAGTAGCACTATGACACATGAATTTCAAAATATATTTACAGAAGAAAATGCAAACTACAGAATATATCTCCAGATGGGTCAATACAACCAAAGTGGTACTCCATTTCCATATTTAAGATTGTATACAGATACAGGAACAACTGAAGGTTCAAATGTTAGATATCATGGTAGAAGTGTTGGTTCAGGTGGTGTGTCTACAGAAACTAATTTAGGAACAGCAAATAGTATTGGTTCTTCTGGTGATGAATGGTCAATGATATGTGCAACTGATACTAATGCTGGTGTAATTCAAGGTGATGACTTTCCAGCTTATCATGCAGTTATAGATATATTTAATGCTAGACATACAACTGGAACTAGCCAAACAACAAATAGAGATAGAGTAACTTCTATTTCATGTCATGGTGGTTATATGGATATGGCAGGATACTTTAAACAATTTAGTTTTGAAATTCACATGGATGAAGCAAAAGAATTATTTGGTTTCGGTATACATACATCAAGATACTATCCTGACTCTGATGGTGCTTTAGGTACAAACCTGCATGGTTCAAATAATCCTACTGAAGGTATGGCAGGGCAATTTGATTTATATAAAATAAGTGTTACATAGGAGATAATATGGCTACATGGAAAGATACAGATGGTTTTACAGATGCACAAGTCGCTGTGTTAAATAATTTAAGTGATTCAAGATATAACAATGATATTTATAATTGGTCAAATGAATACTTTCAATCAAGCCTTGTTGATACTGATGTAGAAAATTTAAGAGCAATGGTAAATATTACAAACTATCAATTAGTAAGTGTTAATCCATCTGTTTTGCAAAGCACTTTAAATGTTACATACGATAGTGCTAGTGATTATACAGACCAAGAAAAGTCTTGGATTGCAGGTTGGAAATTTAATAATGCAGGAAAAATAGGTTTTGCAATAGCAAGGGCTAAAAGATTATCAGCACTTTCCTATGCAGACCAAACTATTATAGACCTTTTAGGAGAATCATTGTAATGGCAGCGATACAATCAAAAAATAGAGCAGAACTAAGACAGTCAATAGGCTACCAGCTTGGTGCTTGTACTGTGGGTACTGCTACTGCAGATGGAGATACAACTACTTTTAAAGATACAGTAAATCTTTTTGGTGGAGACGATGAGTACAATGGTTCATGGCTTGTAGTTACAGATGCTACAGACAACACTGTAAACATAAGAAGAATAACTGACTATGCTTCTAGCACTAGCACAATTACAGTATCACCTGCACTTACTTTCAACGTTGCTACTGGAGATGCTTACGAAATATATGACAACGATTTACCACCTGCAAGAATACACGATTTTATAAACAGGGCTATATCTGGGATTACAAGAAAAGGTGCTCCACAGACTACTGACTTTAGTTTACATTCATCATCTGAAGTATATGCTTACTCATTACCTTCAGATTTAGTTGGATTACAAAAGGTAGAATACAGAAAAAAATACTTTGGTAAATCATTACTTACTTGTGATGCTGTCTTTGATGAAGTAACAACTGGTGTTTCAAGCGTTGTAGTAGATGAAGAAGACCACAGAGAAGGTCAAGCTGCAAACAAAATGGTTATTCCTGACTCTACTGGCATAAATACAATATTAATATCTGATTCAATAACATCAACAAACATATCAGGTTATACTCATTTAGAATTTTTTATAAAAACAAACGTTGCACTTACAGCAGGTCAATTTGCAGTTAGACTATCTGCAGTAGCAAACAACGCTACAAGTGGTGTCTATGAAGACGTAGCAGTGCCTGCAACATCAGCAGACACATGGACTCATCACAGAATAGCTTTGAGTAGTGCAGAGAACCTAACGGCTATAATATCTGTTGGCTTGATACAAGTAGCAGACATTGGTGCAGCAACTGTATCAATAGATGATATTAAGGTATCAAGAGACTACGGTGCAGCATACGAAGAAATACACAGAAACTTTTACACAATAGACAGAGCAAACAGAAGATTAGTGTTTGATGAGAATGCTAGAGCAGTTGTAAGAAACTCTTTGCTCAAACTTACAGGAGTAAAAAAACCTACACTGCTTACATCTGACACAACAAGTTGTGATGTAGAGCCAGAGTTTATTATCCAAAAGGCATCATCAATGGCGTTGCTTGCTAGGTCTGACAGGTCTGCTGAAAGAAGAGAAGCAGCACAATTAGATAGTGAAAGAATGAATTTACAAGCAGAGCAAACGTTAGCAAGGAGTCAAACTCCACAGAGGTGTGTTTGGATTGATTGATGGCAACAAGAGTAGTAGACGAAAATGAAATAATATTAAATGGTGTTTACTACCGTGTATCTAATCCTGTAAGAAGATTTATCACAAGTCAGTTTCCCGGCAAGATTACTCTTGGTGATTACAACCTAGAGTCAAACCCTATTACATCTACGTTTGTATCTAGTGACCACAGAGGTGGTATAGGTATAGAACGTATGGACCCATCAAAAGATTTAGATAGAGTCTGGTGGTCTACTGGTCAACTAAGACACAAAGACCACTTTGTTTTACCGAAGCTGGCAGTTGCTAGTGGTAGTGACCCTGATACAACCTTAGAGCAATTTTTAACCTTCAAAGGGGTGCTGTATGCAGCAGGAGGAGGATTCCTGCATACATACAACACAAACAACACTTGGACAACTATTGAAGTGTCAACGACAACACCAATTGACAGTGCAACAGATGCTGAGGTTGGAATGGTAAATAGTGTACCAACAGCAGTTTTTGCAAATAATAGGGGTGTATATTACAGCACAACAGGTTCTGGTTGGGCTTCAAACTCAACTGCAAGCACACCGTTTATAGCATTTTTTAAAGACCAAATATATGCAATAGACAAAGACGGACAACTAAGACGTTCATCTGATTTGTCAGGCAGTTGGACTAATGATGCTCTACTTCAATTAGATGATGACTCAATAGTAGGTTTAATTGTCGCAAGAAATGCAAGTCAAGATAGAGTCTTATACGCAGTGACTCAACAAGGTTTATATGTGCATGATGATGCCAACACAAGATTTATTAAAACAGATTTTATTATTCCAAAAAATAAAGATAATGGAATAGGCACAGCAACATGGAGAGGTAGTATTTATTATCCATCAAGCATGGGTTTATATAAAATAAATGTAGGTAGAGATGCAACAGTGGTTACAACTGTTGGTCTTGATAAAGATGATGGTGTGCCCCAAGTTTACAGAGGAAAAATTACAAAGGTTATTCCTACACTTAACGAGTTATTATTAGTTGTAAATGCACAAGAACAAGACACAACTCCTTTGACAAGTAAGATACACGCTACTGCAGGTAGCCGGTCCAGAATGAATACACAAATAGGTGGAGGTCTAACTGGGTTTTCTTATATTGCAGCTTTTGATGATAGAGGCTATGAGATAAAACATATTACAGGTTCTAGTTCAGCAGGTATTACAGGTGCATTTGTTGGCACAGACCAAGACCAATATAGGTTGTGGGTAAACTATGATAACAATGCTTACTATGTAAATTTATCAACAGATGTCATTAATCCAAGTCAGATTGCTGACCAAACTTATGCAAGTTCAGCAACTCTTGAGACACCATACTTTGATGCAAACGTTATTGGTCAAGACAAAGTAGCACTAGCACTTAGAGTAGAAACAGAAAATCCTACGACTGACGAAACTGTTACAGTGTCATACGCTACAAACTACAATGATACGTTTACAGCTTTATCTGCAATATCAAGCACTGGCGAGACAGAATTTAAACTACCATCTAGTGCAAATCCAGTTGGGGTAGAGTTTAGAAGTATAAAATTTAAGGTGGCACTAGCAAGAGGCAGCACAAACACAAACAGTCCTGACATGATAAAACTCGCTTTACTATTTAAAAAAACACTACCAGTGCAGTTTGGTTTTGATGTTGTACTTGATTTAACTAATGACCACAAAGGTAAAACAATAAGAGATATGCAAGCTGCAGTAGATACTGCAATAGCAAATAAAACTCTTATGGAACTTACTTACCGTGATGATTCCGGTGGCACTAGAAATTACTATGTCACCGTGCTGAGTGCACAGGCTCTGGAGGAAACTGGGCTAAATGAGAGGGCACGTTTTAGATTAACGTTAAGTGAGGCTGTGTAGTGGTAACCCAGAGGCAGAGGAGAACAAGCAGTGGTAGGGTCCTAGAGCCTGTACCTCAGTGGTGGACATTGGCAGGAGGAAGCCAACCAGAATACTATGTATATAAAGCATTGCTAAGGACTGGTAGAAAACTAAATGTAGACTTTACTTACCAATCAAAACAATTTGGTGGGAGACTTGAAAGAGGTGGTGCTGTTGCAGACTTTTTAATCGTATCTCCACCGATGGGAATAAACGTTCAGAGCAAATATTATCATGCAAGAACGACTAATCAACGAGCACATGATAGACTACAGAGAGAGCAATATGAGGCTAATGGTATAAAAATAGCCTTTATTGACGAGGATGAGGCGTTTGAAAACGCTGACTATTATGTTAGAAGGGCGTTAAGTGGTTACACTAGCACGCCGTTAGGAGACTAAATATGGGAATAGAAATTACGGGATTTGCATACGATTCTGCAGGTGCTGCTTTAGCAAGCAAGTCTGTAAATTTATACGATAGAAACACCACTACAAATTCAAGAGCATCTACGACTACAAACTCAGATGGTAAATTTACTTTTAGTAATTCTGATGTAACTGTCAGCAGTGTTTATCAAATGGATGTAGAAATAACAGATGGCAGCAATAAAACTAGATACAAGTATGATGATGAAATAATGCTCCAAAGAGTAGACGTAAAAGACTTTGTTTTAAGGTCTGGTTCTGCTAATCAATATGTTGGAACAGTGGTGCCTACAACATTAACTGCAGACAGAACATATACCTTACCTAACCACACAGGAAATATTTTAGCTGCACCAAGTGTTACTTTAGACTCAGCAAATAGATTGTTTCTAAATGATACAGCATCGTCTTCTTTAAACATTAATGCTGGTTTGTGTATAAACGGTGGTGCAAGCACTACACAAATGATTGAGTTAAAAACTGGTAACTCATTTGCTCATGGACTTACAGGCACTGCAGAGACTGATACTTTTGGTACTTTTGGTCCTGCAGATAGCAATGGTGGTTTAAGAATTGTTGGAATAAATGATGCACAACAATCAGATAGTTTTGATGGTGCAGTTCAAATACGAGGTGTTCAAAAGGCAACAGCAAACTCGGGTTCTACAAACAGTGCAAGTGCACCAGTTATTATTGAAGGTATAGAACACGATGGGTCAAACGGTATGAGTGAATTAGGTGCTGACGAAAACGTAGTTGTGTTTAAAAAAGCCTCAACTGATTCTTCTACAACTCACATATTTAAAGGTGACGGAGACATATTCGTTGACGGTTCAACTACAATCACAGCCTTTGATGATTACGATGACGTAGCTTTGCTTACTGCATGGAACGGTGCTGTGACACAAGATAATAGATATAAAGTAGAGTTTAAATCTTGGGTTGATGAACACAAAGATACTCTTGAAAGTTTAGGAATAATTGCACCAAACTCTGACGGCACATTTCACTACTCAATCAAAAACTTAAACACTTTGATGGTAGGTGCTATTAGACAACTAGGTGCAAAAGTAAATAAACTAGAAGAACAACTAGCTTTGAAAGGAGCATAAATGGCAGATTTAACAGTATCAGTAACTGATGCACAGTTAACTAGAATTAAAAAAGCGTTAACTGAAAATGGTGTGGAGCCTGATAATGCAGGCGTTGTGACGTGGTTAAACAATCAACTAAACAACAGAGTCAAAATATACGAGGAAGCTGTAGCAGTTGACTCGGTATCTGGCTTAGGACTATAAGGAACTATGGATAACGAAATAAGTATTAAAGCAGAAGATGTGCAAAGTGCAATACAAAAAAACCCAGCAATAGACTGGGCTTTAAAAGAAGAAGCGTTATTAAGACAAATTAAAGAATTAAAAGAAAAACTTTCTCAATATGAGGAAGACGAACAGGAGGACAAAGATGCCTAAACATTACGGTGGTGGAAACAAAATGGGTGGAATGATGAAGAAAAAGAGGAACGGTAAAAAAAAGAATGGCACCAAGAAAAAAAAGTAAAACAGCCAAAGGCGTTTCACTAAGTGGTTTGACTGCTAAACAGCAGACAACCATGGTTAAACACGCTAAACATCATACTGCAAAGCATATTAGAGATATGAAAAAACGTATGATGAAAGGTGTGTCATTTACAGCAGCCCACAAACAATCACAGAAAGCAGTAGGAAGATGAAATTTATTCTTAAATTTTTACCACAACCCTACAAGAATATAGTTACATTCTTTTTGTCTACACTTGAAAATGTAAACGAGAAAGAAGAACTAGAAAGAATAGGTAAACTATTTGCAGACATTCTTGAAGATGGTCACGTTACACCACAAGAGTGGTTATCTCTTGCAGGTAAAAACGGACTTGGTATACTAAAAGGTAATGGCAAGTAGAACTAAAAAAAAGAAAACTAAAAAAAAGGCAACCACAGGTAAACGTAAGTTTAAAAAGGTCCCTAAGACCAAAGGTGGTGTGCCTAAAAAGTACGTCAAGGGTGCTAAGAATCCAAAGGCTAGAGAAGCTGAGATAAAGAGAACTAGAAAACTTTATCGTGAAGGTAAACTTACACCTGCTATGATGGACAGAATAAGTAAACAGAGGAGCAGAGGATAGTGTCAGCAGGAAGATATAAAAGTATTCCCGGAGCAAGCAGGTACTCTAAATCTACCTTAGATAAGGTATACAAGAGAGGACTTGGTGCTTACTATTCATCTGGTAGCAGACCAAAAACAAGTGCTCATGCTTGGGCTATGGGAAGAGTAAAGTCTTTTGTAAGTGGTAAAGGTGGTGCAAGAAAAGCAGATAAAGATTTACTTAGAGGTGGTAGCAAAAAAACTACTGCAAAGAAGACTACCAAGAAGAAAACTACCAAGAAGAAAACAACTCGTAGAAAGCGAGTAAAGACCATGGGTATGGGTAGTTAAATGGCACATGATAGTAGAAAGAAATCTATGCTCAAAAAGTATGGTCTTAAAGGTGTAAACAAAGCTAAGAGAACACCAAACCATCCTACAAAGTCACACGTTGTTCTTGCACAAGAAGGTCATACACTAAAACTAATTAGGTTTGGACAGCAAGGTAAACGTGTAGGCACATTGAAAGGCACAGCAGGTAAACCAAAGAAAGGTGAGTCTGCTAGAATGAAAGCCAAAAGAAAATCATTTAAAGCAAGGCACGCCAAGAATATTGCTAGAGGTAAAATGTCAGCAGCTTGGTGGGCAGATAAGGTGAAGTGGTAATGCCAAAACCAAAAGGTAAAAAGAAATACAGCCCAAAGCAAAAGAAACTTGCACGAGTCGCACCACCACGAGACAAGATTACAGGTGCAGACTTTAAGAAGCTAAAAAGAAGAAAGAAAACTACTAAAAAACGTGGATAAATCAACAGTTGCAATACTTGCATACTGTCTATGCCTCATACTTATGGTTATCGTTGGTGAATGTTATAGTGTATAATCAAGATAGTGTGGAGGCATTATGTGGAAAAGAATTAAGAAAATAATCAAATCAATATTGAATATCCCTTTTACTATAATTAAAGGTGCAGCAAACTTTGTTTATGAAATACTGCGTGCATTTAAAAGAATGATAGTTACTATCCTCAAGTCTCCAATTTTACTTTCAATACAAGCCTACAAGAAAGGTCTTATTATCAGAGACTATGTAATGGCTAAAGTAGATTACCTAGACCAAGAGAGCAAGAAGTGGCACAGGTTCTTTCAAGTTCTGGCAAGCCCATATAATGTCCTTTTAAAGCTAGGATTTAATCCGGCTATGGCTTCAGGGCTACTAATCGCAGGTGGCACTGTCACAACTGGGGTGGTAGCAAATGAGATAATACAAGAGAGAAGTTTTGCAAATGGTGATGCAGGTATTTATGCTGCTCCAAGTGAATTTCCAAGCGAGGAACTTGAAAAAGAATTAGCTTGGAGGAAAGATAACCCTGATGACAATACGCTTAGAATCGTCCTTGGAACTACACCAGTAGAAGAAATATCTATAACTGATGTAAGTGTAAACTCTTACACAGGAAGCACTTTGCCTAGTGGAAAAGCTGAGGCTATCTTAATCGAAGGTAAAAATGGGCAGAATGCGAGGCTTGAAATTGGTGAGTTATTGTGGGACAGAAATACTTGCAAGAGCCTTACAGTTTCTGACGTTAATGCTCATAAAATAGTTATACAAAATAATATTTCGGATGGGCAATCTATTGCACAGACTGCTGGTACTCAAAGAGATTTAAGAATATCAGGTGGGAATGCAATGGCTAGAGAATTGACTACTTCAGCAGGTACCTATGACCGAATCTGGCTTGATACTGGTAGCTTGACTAGCACCAATGCAAAGATAAATAAACTTACTTTATCTAACATAGTCAGTAAATCTGGAACATGCCTGATTAGACAAGCCGACATCGGCTTACTTACCATACAGTATTCCGTAACGGGTCATGACCAAAACTTTGCGACCAAAGAATTTACTATTGCAAGCAGTACCAATGCAAGCATATGGGACGTCTCAAATAACCTCGAGGTATTGCTGTTAGAGCCAGCAACACAGTAGTGAAAGACTGCGTTCACGTCTACATACTACCTGAGCCTAGTAAACAACTTGGTTCTGAATACAAAGCAAAGTGTAGTAAGTGTGGTAAACAACAGTTACACAGAAACTATCACAGCAGTAATAATATCTGGAAGAGGCGAGGCTAAAGACTTAACTCTTTGCTTGAGTCAAGACTTTTCTTGATTCGCATCTCTTCTTTTCTAATATGTTTTGTAAGGTCTAAGAATACATCTAGTTCCATTGTCACTAAATGCACGGCTACTTGTTCGTTCTTTTTATGTGTTTGGCATACTACAGGTATCTTTCCGGTAGCATTGGCAGCTTTTCTAGCTTGGTCTACAGCCTTAAGTGTTCTGCTAGACACAACTTTACCTGCCTTGACTTCAAGTGCAAACTTAATAGTTTCAACATCAGGTACATCACCTGAGTGTCTTCCTGTCACTGGATTTCTTTGTGCATTAACTGCATCACCACCAAAAAACTCAGCCCATCTTCTCTCCCAGTTTTTCCATACGCTATTCTTCATAGTTCCTCCTTGGACAAATAGAATTTTTTTTAAGAATGTCTAATAAATATTATGGACAGTTTGGTTTGCATGAATTTAGAATGTTTAATTCTCAGAATGTATCACAACATTGTCCATAAATACAGGGGTAAGTGGACCAACGTATGAACCGTTCACATTATAATCAAAGTATTCCATGGCTTCATCGTGAGTCATACCATCTCTATCTACTAATACTTGTAAACACCTCTGTTTGTCGTATACAGCGATTGTTTTGTTGAATTGGTACCCAACGCCTATGAAAGCCTCATCAAACCCGTCAGCGAGCATTATTTCAATGTCAGGGTTATCTCTCAAAAGAGTTTGATTTAGTGTTAGTGGTCTATCCATCTGGGGATTCTAAAACTTTCATACCTAGGGCTATAATTCCTCCTGTACATCCCGTGGCTATCTCTGTATAGCCTTGCCACACACCAACAGCACTTAATATACCTAAGACGATAATCGCTAAAAAAATCTGGGGTCTAAGTTTGCCCATCATTTTAAACTCCTACACTTGTTTACCATTGCTAAGAATACTTCTTTGACCTCTAATAATACACCATAACTTCTTTTACCGTTAGTATCGGTGTCACCCATGGGTACTCTTTCTTTGTTCCATGTAAGTTCTTGAAGTATCTGTGTTGGTATTATCATGGCACCAAACTTGTTGCCTTTACTATCAGCAAAGACATGGACTTGGTAGTCTGCTTCAGTAACATTTAGCCCTGTACTTTGACCTCTACGTTCATCGTATAGTTCCACAGCAATTTTCTTTGTGCGAGACCATATATCACGCTCAGTCTTTATCTCAACTAAGCGTCCAAAAAGTTGAGAGAACCAATGTTCCGACTCCTGACCAAACTCCAAGTCATGCCTAAAATCATAGTTTTGTTTAGAGTTACTTTCCAAACTCACATATCTCCCAGAATGAACACCACTTCTGTGTGCAAGCCCAACTACCTTCTGGTGCAGGCATAAACACTTGATTGTTTATTCCAGATTTAACGTGTTCAATACGTTTGTTAACTCTGTCTTTGTGGTCTTGTGTCACCTCGGCGTGATGGTAGAAAGTCTTTGGTGTGTCCAAGTCTTGAACCACAGCCATTCCAACCTTGTCTACGTTAGCCATGTCTGCATACTTTACAAGTTGCACATCCCTAGTCAGGTCAGGTGTCACGTTTCGTTTCTTGACTTTGTTGTCGACAATAACGCCATCGACAGTGATAAAGTCAGCAAAGCCTTTGAACTCTTCACCATCGTTATCAACTTGCACAAGTTCTACTTGCACTTCTTTAGCCTTGAACTTATCACCAAAGTCTTTGTGGTAAGTTGCAGCAAGTTTAGATGTTCTATCCTTGCTCTTGTCTTTTGTAATGTCATCCTTCTCCCAATCAAACGTGTCGCTGTCCTGTTCTTTTTGATGAACATCAACAGCAAAGTCTACGAATTGACTTTGAGTTAGACCATTGTTTGTCTGTGCCTGCAGAGAGAAATGTTCGTTGGCAGCATTGTCAACGCTTGTCCCTCTGAGTACAGCACTACCCATCTTCTCAGGGATACCTTCGACATACCTGAAGTAGTATTGCATACCACAAGTCATGTACTTTCGTATCTGAGATACAGATAGATAGCTTCTAATCGTACCTTTCATGTAACCTCCTAATCACACAATGTTTAGTTTATTTATTTGTTCTACACAGTAATCACAAGTCATTGGTTGTTCCCATTTGCATTTGCCTTTGGGTCCCCAAATACAACCTTTCATACCATGTAAATTCCTCAACCACTCTTCCATGTGTTCAAGCATTGTCATTTTTTCCCAGAATTTTTCCCAGCGTTCTTCATCCTCGACAATTTCATCTTGAAAATATAATTGTTTGAACTCATCTGTGCACCATGCAAGACCAGCTTTTAACTGACCCATTGATTTCTCTTTGTCTGTAAAGTCTACTCCCATGGTAGTTCATCCCTCTTCTCTTGCCTCATGCTCTCAGTCTCACCAAGAACTACAAGCGTGCTCACCATCACATCTTTGAATCTATCTACCACAGCAAAGTCAAACACTTGCTCCAGTTCATCCAAAGAAAAGTTAGATGTAATCATAGTCCTCATTCTTCTTGAGTACCTGTAATCTAATATCTCATAAAACAGAGACCTGACATAGTCAGTTGAGTATTCTCTGCCCAAGTCATCAATGATTAGATGCTTTACATTCTTAAGATGGTTTACATACTCATCATACTTATCGGTGTCCATGTAGGACTTTACCTTTGATGCGAGTTCTGCTGATGTCATGTAGACAACCATTTCTTTTCTACCAATTATCCAAGAAACAGATGCTTTGGCAAGATGAGTCTTACCCACACCAACATTACCAAGCATAATTAGCCATGGACTTTTATGTCCACTTGCCCACTCAAATGCAGATTCTTTTGCAATCTTGCACTCATCAGTCCTGAGTTCATAGTTATTAAACCTTTGGAACGTTGTCTCGCCTAGACCAGATACTTCCCAAAGATACTTACCGTAATCGGTCTTGTTAGATTTACATACACAAGCAAACGCTTTACCAAAGTTTGGGTCACCAACAGGATAAGTTCCTGACAGCCAACCAGTCCCACCACATACACATACTGATGGTGACTTGAATGCTTTACCTGCATTAGCCTTTGCTCTTTCGTTATAGTCTTGGACATTCTTAACGTGTCTATCTGTAACTAAAATATCAAGTTGAGTTCTCACACTCTTTGGTAATCTCTTCCAAGGGATAGCAGGATACCCTGCCTCAACTGCTTCATTTGGTGTTAGATTTCCCGGAATGCAGGTCTCTATCAATTCCTCAGTAAATGCTTTGACTTCTTCTGGCGAGGTCATTGAGTTTGGAATCTTTAAACTTGTTCCCCGAACTATCGCTGAGTCTTCTTCCTCTTTGAGTCTTTTGACCAGTTGGTCGTATTTCATTTCTTTCATATTCTTTTGCCTTTCTTAGCCATGTCCTCAACCTCAAGTATGGGACAAATGTTTTTGGTTTTTTAGCCACCTCCCAGTAAGAACAAAACTCCTCAACAATATATTCTATGTTCTTATTTTTAAATTCGTCTTTGACAAATTGTATCTGTCTCTCTGTTAGATACTTAGTATCTTTAGTAACAAGTAACTTGTTACAGAAACTGTTGAATCTGTCTATCCATGTCTCTTCTGTCACCCTTTTGTCACCCTTTTTGTCACCCTTTATTTCATACACTTGAATGTTACCTCTTCCTGTTTTATTGCTTATTCTATCAACTAACCCATCAGCCATCATCACCTTTAACTTTCTTTGTACTGACCTCTTTGAGACACCGACTGCATCTGAGATACCTGCAATAGATATCTCAGACTTGTCTTTAAGTATTGTTATGATTTTCTTTTCAATCATAACTTTGCTTGTGTTGTCTTGACTTCATCGACTTCAATGACTTCAATGAAATCAGATGTGCTTCTGTGCTGTGCATTGTCATCAATCTCGCTATGCGACATATCTTTAACTTTTTGTTCAGCTTCTTCTTTTGAATCTGCATCAACTTCAATAATTGCATAACTCATCTGACTTATGTTTACGTTGTATAACACGTTTTGCTCCTTTCTATTAATCGTTTATTTCTTCAAGCATATCTTCGACAATACTTTTTATGTCAGCTTGTTCATCTTGCATTGCATCTAAAGCAGATTGCAAGCGTTCCTCGCCCCACATATTATCGAGAGACTCAACTGCATCTCTTACTTTTTCAATTTCAGTTTCGGGTATTTCGTTATGATTTAACGCCTTACTGTACTTGATAGCAAAATCTACAATCACTTTCATCTCTTTTAAAAATGTTTGAATGTTGTTCACGTTTAACTCCTTTCTACGATTGGTTTTTAATTTGTTTAAAATCATCAATGTCTGCACCAGTCACATTGTCTTCCTCACCAATTATTTTATCTAACCTTGAGGCTACTTTCTCTATTGCATCAGCATCATCTTCAGCCTCAACAATAATTGTCCTTTGCTTAGTTACATTAACTGTAAAATTATATCCTTTCATTATCTTGTCTTCCTTTCTAACGAGGGGCAGGGAAATTTCCCAACCCCTCAGTTACTTAGTAAACGGACACAGGAATAAGGCTGTTAACTGTATCTCTACCGGAGAGTTACCTTATCGTTTTCTTGGAGGAACCTGTGCCCGATTAAATTAATTAATTGGTTGTAGGTTTTCGATAGAGCCGGCATCTTCAAGTCTACTCATGAAGTCATCGATAGACTCCTTAGTAATCTTGATGTGAGTACCGACCTTGATTGACTTTATCTTGTTTTCTTTTATCAAGTCGTAAAGTCTGTTTCTACCTATACCCATTAGTTCTTTAGCCTCGAGGACTGTGTAAAGCATTTTATCCATTGTCTTCACTCAATTCTCCAAGTAGTTCCTCAGCACCTAATACTGCTTTCCTAACTACTCTGGCTGCAGTTTCACTCTTCATGAAACCTGCTGATACTAATCCCTCACAGTGAGGTGCTAGTTCAATCAGGGCTTTCACAGCAACCTGTCTTTCAATAGACCTGTTCCTGCCATCCACACTGCCACCTGATGAGGCAACAGGTACGGATACTTTTTCAGTAGATTCTACTGCTTCTGCACCGTCAACTGGTTCCCATGACTGAATGTCATAGTAAAGTGTTCCTGTTCCACTTTGATTTATGGAAAGAACAGCAATACCTTTGGCTCCTACTGACAGTGCGTGAGGTGGGTTCCAGAACCCATTGACCTCTTCAAGAATTACTTGATTGAAGTTTCTGTCTCTAACAGGATATTTACCCTGCATCTTTACAGTTACCTCAACTGGTAAGTAAGTTGCCCGTTGTCCTTTCATCTCAGATACTGACAATTCAATAGTGTCATTCTCGTGAGCGTAAGGGTTGGACAAATTTTCAGTTGTCATATTAACTCCTTTAACTGATTATTATTTACTAAAACGTTTTTTACTATACTCTTATTTACCATTCACTGCAACATCAAAATTATTTGTTTTGAGAATGCCGATGATTGGTATGTAGAAATCAGGGTTCACAATGATTGGTGAGTTGTGAATATCATTGGGGTCCTTGTATGCCCACTGTTTCTTATCAATGTTCTTGGCTATAAAACTTCTTGCCTCTGGGTTCTGTGATACCAGAGTTACAATCTCCTGTGTTTTATAAATAAATACTTGTTTCATAATTGCTCCCTAAAAAGACACGGTGACCCTGTTACAGGTCACCGTTTTGCAAAAGTTCTAATAATGCAATGTCTTGGTTGAGGTTGACTAGAAAGTCACAAATTCATATTATTCTTTGAACTCGTCTACGTCAATACCAAACTCAGCAGCTTTCTCAATGAGGTCTTCTTCACCCCATCCTGTTAGCCCTTGCATTACGAGCATTTCTGTATCCTCGTAACTTTCAAAACCTTTGTCACTAATTGCAGTAGTGATTGCTTCTGCTAAGCCTAATTTATCGATTGTCATTAAGCCTCCTTTGTTGTTACTAATACGTTTCATTCCCTATTCCCACCCTAGGAACGGGAATGGGAATGGAATGGTGTTCCTTGTTCCATCCCTAGGGTCAGGAACAGGAACAGCATACGTTGAAGTTCCAAGTTCTGATACTAGTCAGAGAACTCAGAACTTCATAGGTTTTTATAGAAGAGGGCATAGTTGATAGTTATTTAGTTAAGTCTGAAACCACACTTTGGGCATGACTGCACTATGTTTGGTTCAGATTGTGGCGTAATTTGTGGTGGCACAAAGTTTCCATAAGCAACGTTAGTTGATTGAGCAATATTATTATCAGTCAATCTTTTAAGAGTTGCTTGGTCGTAAGTGCCTCGTTGAACAATGTCGTTGCCATCCATCTGTGCTTGTATGTTTGCACTTGTGTTAGATGAATACAACATTGAGTTAGGTCTAACCGTATTGTGTATCTTGGAAAGAGCACTTACATCCTTGATGTAGGACATACTTTCTTTCTCAAAATTAGCACCTTGGTCTTCCTCATCAACAAGCATTACACCATCCAATGCAGATGCCTCGTTGACTAGACCAATCAATTTCATGATGTAGTTTCTAGCCACCAAGTCTCTGCTCATGGACAAAGGTATCTTCTGATGAACATTCAAAGAATACTTGAATTGAGTATCTTCAAGAGTCATCACTGGAATACCTAGTTCATAAAGCCATGGTGTTTCTGCTTCAAAGATTTCCACCTTTGTTTTCCTTTGTAGGTTTTTCATTGCGTTGATGCCATCAATCTCTTGCAAGACTGGAGTTGGCATTGTTACTTCAACACCGTGCTTTGACTGAGGTCTTGGAATAATCTCATTATTGACGACATAATTTATGCCTTCTGGTGGGATTACATTCCTCAGCATTTCCACAGCAGTTTCAAAGTCTCCCTTTACCATAGGTAATACAGCCTCAACCGTTGTGCCTTGGTGGTAGTTAGGGTCTTTGTGTTTAATCGTATTCCTCACACCATCTTTGAAACTAACGGTGTAATTTCTAGTCTTAATCACAGCTTCCTTTGAAACAGCAATGAGTTGTTTCTCACCTGCATTGAACCTACCTGCAACAGTAGGGTCGTTTCTCTTTTCAGTAGTCCTGAAGAGAGTATAGATGTCGGTTGGGTCTTTGAAACCACCTCCGTCATCTTGCACCTTAAGTTGTGCAGGTCTGTTGCCATCCTTTGTAAGTTCTACAATACAAGAGGTTGGCGTAACAGCACCTTCAACGTAGCCCAAGAATTCATCGAACACATTGGTCACTAGTTCAACTGCGTGTCTCCATGCAGGGACAGAACCAAATAGTTCTTTGAGTCCTTTGATGTCTACTTCAAATGCAGATTTAATTCTGCTTACAACTTTCTTAGTCATAATTTCCTCCTTAATTATGCCCTCTACTAAAACGATATTGAGCAGGAGAGTTACTCCTGCTCCCACTCTAACTTTCCCTGCTCCCACATTAACTCTTTCTTCCATTCTAAGGCTCTCTCATATTCACCATCTATTTCTTCCTGTGTGAATTTCCACAATGGTTTTTCTCCCATGTGTAAACCTTTTATCTCATCAATGACTGTACTCATATCATTCAACTCCCAACCCTCTGACCACATCTCAAGTATGAGGTCAGTCTTCTTTTCATTTTCTTGTAAGTCAAACATTACTTCACCTCCTCTATGTCAAGTTCAGCAAAGTCTCCTGCACCTGACTTGATGAATTGAAGTTTTACCTCAAGACCCTCATAGTCTTTTACATCAAGAGTTTCATCTTTCTTGATTTCAATCAATGCACACTTAGTCATGTCAGTCTCCTGACCTTGAGCCAAATCATCACCATCTCCCCAATAAAATACTTCTTCTAGTATTCCTTTAGGTAATGGAATGTTTGAAACAATCTCATAGTGCCTAGTTTGTTGTTGGTACTCTTCAAGTTTGTATGTTTTACCCATATTAATTCCTCCTTCATAGGTTGTTTTACTAAAACGATATTGAGGAGGCGTTTAAGCCTCCTCTTTTTCTTTGGGTGTCATGATGAATTGTTCTTGCTACTTTTCATCCACGCTTTCAGTAACGTGTGTCCAACCCTCTTGTTTAGCCAACTCTTTAAGTGCTGGCAGACAAGCTATGTAATGACTTTCACTTTCAAATGTAGCCACTTGCTCTGCTGAAAGCCATTTTTCAAAGTAAACCCTAATCATCATCCACCTCCTCTACTGTAGTTACCACCCATTGATAATCAACTGGCATATTTCCACCACCAATTTTCTCAATTTCAGTTCTTGCCTCATCCCAAATATCTTCGGTCTCCAGTTCAAAAGTATCTTCATACTCTTCAGTGATAGTCCACTTGACTGTGTATTTCTTAGTCATCATTACCCTCCTTCAGTTGCTTGTTGAGTTCATCTATTTTTTTCTGAACCCATACAACACCACGAGTATTGATAAGACTGTGAAGATTGAAAACATCAACCTCTTCTGAGATTTGTGCCATCTCTTCCAATTTTCTTTTAACATTTGCCACTTTACCTCCTTGCAAACATTGTTTATTACTAAAACGATATACAGGAAGAGGCTTATGCCTCTTCCTTTCTGACTGCAAATTCACCACTACAAGTCTGGCTGTCATCACCATACTCTGTGCCTGTAAATTTAACAGTTACTTTTAAATCTTTTGGAAGGCTGTCATAACCTTGGTCATCCATCTCTTGTCTTACTGCCTCTGTGATGTCACTTTCTACATTGGCATCAGCATCGTCAAGTGACCCTACACCTAAATAGTATGTTGCCTCAAGAATTTCTGAGTTTAAAGGATAGTTAGAGTCAATGGCATAATGCCTTGTATCTTGAGACCATTCTTCAACCCAATATTTTTTTACTGTTTTTTCTTCACTCATATTTATTCCTCCTATATGAATTATTATTACTAAGACGATATTGAGCAGGAGGGTTACATTATCCCCCTGCTTTCTTTAATATCTATGATTTCCTCAATGTAATCTATAAATCTTAAATCTCTAATACTCATTCCACCATTTTCTTGACACAATTCTCTCAGTAATAACCTGAGATTTTTCATAGACCAATATTTATATTTTTCTAATTCTTTGTCGTCTGGGTGTAATTTTCTATATTCATTCATACTTTACCTCCTATATGAATTATTATTACTAAAACGAGACTCACAGGAGGGGCTTGTCTGTGAGCCAAGGTTGTTAGGCTAGAGCAGGCTCTAGCACTGTGTTTGACAGATTTGCAACATCCCAACCGAATTTCTCAAACTCAGTAGCCCTGTCGTAGTCTTCTAAGTCTTGAGATGCCCTTGTTACAGCGTTTGTAAGTCCCCATTTAGTTGTGTCACCACCTTTGATTAAGTGGTTCAATACTGAGTCTTTCTCATCCTCTGTAAACCTAAACTGTTTCTGTATTATTTCAACAGCATCGATAGGCTTTGCTATCTCAGTTTCTGTAGTTTCCCTGAGTTTTCCCAACACATTATTGAACCCTTCATTAGACAACACATTCCTCACTACATCTTGCACCTGACCAACTAAAGCCTCACTTGTTTTGTTCAGTGTGTCTCTGCTGAGTAAGTCTGTGATGTCATGTGATGCACCAATGTGTCTTCTTCTGAAAGATGTTTCTGCAATCATACCGTTCATGCAAACTAATCTTTCGATGAATGCTTGAACATTTACAGAACCATATCCAACTTCTGAATTACTTACGATTACACCACCTCTGACAACGTCACCCTTCTCAATCTCACCTGTAAGTTTGTCAGTTACAGCTTTGATGTAGAGTTTTTTCTCAGTAACATTCGATGAGATAATTTCTAGTTGCTCATCAAACATTACAGGCAACACAGCCTCGGCGACATCTTCATTATCAAAAGTCAGATACTTGTTAGACAAGTCAGCCCTCATCAAATCCCAGACAGTTGAACCGTCTGCTTGATAAGTTCTTATCATTCTTTTGTTTTGAGTTTGTCCTAACCAGTTGTTAACATTTTCTGCTAACAATACTGGGTTGTTGTTCATTACTCTTTCGTAGTAAGCGTAAGGAATTTGCAACCTTGTTGCTAGTTGTCTGTGTGCAGTGGATGTAATCTCCATTTGCTTTGAGTCATCAATACTCATTAAGACTGGTGCATTAGTTGTTACATCGTCTTGTTCAACTGGAAGTAATTGCATACTCCTGCTGTCCACGACCATGTCAACTTTTTTCTCTGCTTGGTCTGTAATTTTCTTTGCTAACTCATTTATGTTTAATCCTAATTTTGGCATCTATGCCTCCTTTTGATGCCCCTCAATTTTTTATTACTAAAACGATACAATCGAGGGGCATGATTGCCCCTAATTTTCTTTCTTTTCAAAAGTAATTTCTACTCTGTTTTCACCAATTAATAGTATTGTTTCAATTACTAATTCTTGATTTCTTAAGTCGTGCATTTTATCTTCAAATGGAATTAACTCACCATTATCATGATAGTAATATACATACTCTATATTAGTCATTATTCCTCCTTATTTATTACTAAAACGATACCTAGCAACCGAGCAGGGGGTTAGCCCTGCTCTGGATTGTTTACCTCTTCGATTGTGTCAACGTCTGGCGTGTCTGGTTTCTCAGTCTTGTTTTTTATCAAGCCTAGATTTATGTAGTCCATTGCAGTTCTACCGAACCAACCTTGCATAGTCCAAGCTAATCCAGTGTCAACTAAATGTTGCCAAGCCTCAAAATATTCTTCTTTGTTTGTTGGTTCTAACATTCTTTCGGCTAGATTTATTGCTCTTAAGTTATCCATAATATCCTCCTATATGAATTGTTTTTACTAAGACGGCAGGGTCATCAACCCTGCTCTTTTAAGATTGTGAAAATAGAATTATCACTGACAACTATATTTCCTGTATCATTAATAGACACTTCAATCATTTTAACCTCCTTGATTAAAGTTAGAGTTACTAAAACGAGGTTGGGAGGGGCATCCCTGCCCCTCTCACTATCTAAAGATAAAGTGGTGGTGGGTATCCTAAACCTCCTGCTTTAGCTTTACCCCACAATAAAAGTCTTATGTAGTAAAATGCTTTTTCATCTTTGCCACCGATATGCCACATATCAATATCTTCTTTATCTAAACCATCAACTGGGTCGTAATTCTTTCCGTCTTTCCAGTTGTAAATTGTAGCAACTGTTTTGTCAGGAAATTCAAACACCCATTCGCATAGTATTTTTTTATCCAAACTCTCGCCCAAATGTTCTTTTCCAAACACTGAAACAAGTTTGTCATAGGATATATTTATATGCCCTTTGAAACTACATCCAAAGTCGTTATGAGTTGGTTTGATTCTGATTGCTGTCAACATGATTAAATCCTCCTTCATCATGATTATTTTTTACTAAAACGGCAACGGTTGGAGGCTTGCGAAACCCCAACCGTTACAATCAAACTAAACTTTGTTAGTCTGAACTCTCTCACAGAACATACATTTAGTTTTTGCAGTTCCATCGTCCAACCTTTCAATGATTTCACTGACTGGGTGTGAACAATTGAATTGCTCCATTGTGAATTGTTCTGGGTGATTATTAACTATCCATGATGCCATGGTTCCTCCATTGCTAATTGTTTACTAAGACGAAACCAAGCGACAATTTGGAGGGTCGCTTGGCGTTGTCATTGATTCTATCGTTTCGGATTATTAGTCTTTGCATTTAATCCAAGCGTTGCCACTTGGAACCATCCACCATCAATAGGTTCGGTTGCATTCCTGACTTTCACAGTTCATCAGCTAGTAATTTTTTATGAAATAATCTAGTCTTCCAACGTTTCTGACTCTTCACAGATTTCTTAGGTTCTGAACTGCGTAATCCAATCGCATAGAGTAGTTTTCCGATGTCAGTATTTTAGTCAATCTCAACCAGTGAAATATAAAAAATAGTGACTTGTTTAACATTCGATTATTTATTTGTAAGTGACTTTTTGCATTCTGTCACGATGTGGTTTCTCTGGCTCCCCGAACTCGACTCTCACGATTGGAGGCATCCCAGTTGACTACTTAGGCTCATTAAAGGATTTTAGGTATCAATCCTCTGGTAACTATCGATTCACCTTCCTCGGGATGAGTAGTCCCTTCCAGCAACCTGCGAGGTTCGGGGTCTGAGAGGTGAGCCTAAGCTACTTTGCTTTGACCCCTCATCTTTGGTGTTCTACTCAACCTACTTACCGAACCCAACCTGTTTCAATCCTAGTGTATTTGTTGGGGCTTGCTAGCCCTAACTAACCTGAGATTTAACTTCATCAACTAACCACTAAAATCATTCTAACACCATATAAAATAATATGTCAACACCTAATTTAAAACGGGATAATGTGGCACATTCATTTAAATATATTTACAACCTGATAAAATAGTAAATGACTATGAGCAGGAAAATACAATTAGATAATAAAAAGATAGATTTAATAAAGCAGGATATAGAACGGCTTGGACTACACCCTACAAGTGCCATAATTAGACGCTGTGGGGTTTCTGAGTCTGTGGCTATGGGTTGGCTCCGTTTCGGTGAAAAAGTCCGTGTAACATTAGATACAGAAACAGATACAGATACTATAGATACAGTAACAGTAACAGATACAAAGAACCTGAATCCCAGTGACAGATACAAGCAACTGACACTAAAACTTCATGATACTGTTACAGAGGCTGTAACTGAGTTTGAGGCTTTGCAACTAACGGAATTAACGACTGCACAGAATGAGGCTGTTAAGAGTAAAAATAGCCAGTGGCTCCTGTCTAAAAAATACCCTGACAGATACGGTGACAATAAGAACCAGACGACAATAGACGACCAAGCAAACGCCCTAATCCAAGCATTAATAAATATAAATGTGCCAATCTCCGAAGATAAAAAGCCAATAGAGGACACGGCGTAACGCTATATAAAACGCCGTAACATCATAAAGGACAAAATTCCAAACAGTTGGGAATCATTCCAAACTAAAGAGGGACATTCTCAAAAGCATTCTAAATAACAAAATGGGAACGAATGGGAACGTAAGGCACAATGAGGCATGATACCCCCAAAGCCCCAAAGTCCCGTCTATGAGCCTCTGAGAGCCTCTGAGAGGTGCGTATGATTCGGATTCGGAAAAAAAAATGCGTGTGGTGGGGTGGATGGGTGGTGGTGGTTGATGGGTGGTCTGGTGTCTGTCTGTGTCTGTGTGTCGGTGTCAGTGTGTCGGCTGCAAGGGGGGTGGTTCTTGTGGTCGCTTGCTGGTCTGTGTCTGTGGTACTACCTCCTGTAAATTTTATGCTAAAATGTGTCTCATGATACATGAACAACGTGATGCCCTATTCAGTGCCATAGGTTACACACCTACGGCTGCACAGCTTGATATTCTCAATGATGATGCTAGATTCAAACTGGTTGCCGGTGGCGTGAGAGCAGGTAAGTCCAATCTTGGTGCTATGTATATGTTTGAGAAGATAATGTCCAAGATTGTAGAAGACCCTGATGCTGCTTCGGGCAGTGTCTATTGGCTAGTAGCTGCTGATTACGAAAGAACTAGGGGTGAGTTTGACTATCTTGGAGATGCCTTCAACAGGCTAGGTGTAATTAAACGTGCCACGAGGCAGGTTGACCCCGGATACATCGAGGTGTCCGTTGGTTCTAAGAACCTAAAACCGTTGGTAATCAAGACTAAATCTGCGACTGACTACAGAAAACTTGCGATGGAAGCCCCGATGGGCATCGTTGCTTGTGAGGCTTCGCAGTTAGACCAAGAAAGTTATTGGCGATTGATGGAGAGAGTGGCAGAAAAGCGTGGTTGGGTATTCCTAGAAGGTACTTTTGAAGGTAGTCTAGGATGGTACCCCCAACAATTTACGTCATGGCAATCACCGGGTATCCAAAATTTAGAGAGTGCAAAAAGTTTTTCACTACCTACATGGACTAATACGCATATATTTCCGTTGGGAGAGCACGACCCTGAAATAGAAAAGATGAGAAATGAGCATTCCGAGGAGTGGTTTAATGAACGTGTCGCCGGAATCCCGAGTCCTCCGAGTGGATTGGTGCATCCGTCATTCAATGTAAACGTTCATGTGAGAGAAGTTGAGTA